AGTGGCATATCTAGTCCATGTGTTTTTAATTTTTCTGTCGAAAGAACACAATTAGATCTGTTAGCAACAATATGTTGTTTTAATTCATTATAATTAATAAGCTTCCAATTCGGGTTCCACATTCCGTGTTTATCTAAGATTTGACAAACTTCATTTGTTGAAAGAGGTTCAGGATTTACACAATTATAAATACCACTCGGTAAGTCTTGAATGTTAATAATCTTATTGATTACAAGAAGTAGATCTTCAATAACAGTTTTAGAGTTTACTTCATCGAGAATATTATTATATTTTAAAATCTTACTCAAATAATTCTTTTGCGAATTAAAATCATTACAAACAGGCATTCTTATACGTAAAGTATAAACATTATGAAAATTCTTTAAACATAGTTCAGCTGCATGTTTTGCTTTGCTATACCAACTACTATCAGGATTAGTTAATCCAAAATTTGGTTCATCTTTTTCTGTGTAATGTTTCTCTCCGTCGTATATACATCCAGAGCTTACGTTAATAATTTTTATATTATGTTGCTCGCAAAATTGAGCTAAAATAGTAGGAAACGTTACATTTAAATCCCAACATATTTGTTTATTTTCCTCACAAGCATCTACATTGGGAGATCCAGTATATCCGACGCAATTAATTATCCATTTCGCTTGAGAGCTTCGGAACTCAGATATTAAATTATTATATAATGTTTCTTTTAATTTATCTGGAGCAGTATATGGGTAATTTGATAGATGAGTTACATCATACATATTTTCTAGATTTTCGAGAAAATAACTATAAGTCTTCTTCCCGATATAACCATTGCCTAAAACAATTATTTTATTCATTTGATTGATTACTTTTTTCTTCTTGTACGTCTTTAAAAAAATTAATATCACCTATGCGGCGTAATAAGGTTTCTATTGCATCATAATCTTGAGGTGTCTTACCAGAGACTATCACTACACTTTCTCCCTTGATATCATAACCTAATAATACGAACGATTTTAAGTGCTCAGCTAAATAGTCATTAATAACTGACATGTCTTGTTCGTTAGTCTCAATAGACTCGGCCGCGCTAATACTAGACTTTAATAAATTGTCGAAATTTCTATGTTTTGATTTTTTCATTAGGGGTAATATCTTTTTCAATTAACTTAGTCATAATCACTTCCATACTATCAGTGTTTAATTGATAATTCTTAAAGTGAATACCGTCGTTTAGTTCAAATTTAAAATCTCCACTCCAGTCATAATTAACATAGCAAGTTATATATAAAGCAGCTGCTTCTGGATTAATCATTATAGTCCATCTACGAGGATCAGTTGACGTATAATCTGAGAAAATTCTATTTACTGTATATCCGTTATCTCTTAAGCGCTTAATAAAGTATCCACATGTCGTAACTTTATTTTTCATTAGTTTTTATAGCTCGTACTAACAAATGTAAGCTCGATATTATCGATATTAAGTTTAAGCATAAGCATTTTATATTGGTTATTAATATTAATAGTTGCTTCATTAAAATTTAATGTAGAAATAAGTCTAAATAATTCAACATCTAAAATTAATTCGTAATCTAAATCTTTTCCATTATATTCATCCGCTAATAAAGTTGTATAACTATCTACATTTTGTAATTTTTTATCTGATAGCTCAGCATATACGTTTGTGTTTTCAGTTTTAATATATATCTTACTAGATTCAGTTACAAATGGTAGTGCTTTTAATATTGTATTATTTTTTTCTTTTGTTAATTTAAATTTTGTATCAAATGTAATATCATCAATTTTATTAAAATCAAAAGGGTTATTATTCGATAAACTATCGTCAAATAAATGATATGTAAATCGGTTAATATTACTGCTATACTTTATACAATTTTCTTCTATTTCAAGATGTATATCGCTTTCGTCTAAGCATGATAAAATTTTAATTAATCTTATTGTATCTGGTAGGCATAGAGTACCTTCGTCTGGGTGATCATCCCAGTCGATTTTATATTCTGCTTTAAGAAAAATATTAGAATTATTGTGAACTACTGTAGATATATTACTATGTATTTCTAAAGTCGCAGATGAGTTTAATCTTGATACTGGGGTCAGATAATTTTGAATAAAATTATCTTTATTCTTTATTGGCAGAAACATTATCTAATTTAATTCGTATATTAATTTCTTTTGCATTTCTTGCAATTTGTCTTTCAATTAAGTTTACAAATTTAGTGATTTGCTTTTCTACATTAGATACCCGCTCTATTAAGCTATTCAATAGAGCGGGATCTGTATTATGGACTTGTTGCGGTGCGGGTTGATCCATGTGAGGACCAGCTTGTCGAGGTGGGCCAGGAGGACGTTGCGGTTGTTGATATATATCCTTTTGTAAAGGAATATCTTGCATTGTAGCGCTTTTTTGAATAAGCTGTTTGTTTAGGCCATGAGCCTCAGCATTCATATCATGCACCATATATTTTATTGCATCTTCTTCGTTCATCGGTCAGTCGAGACTGTCTAGTAATTCTTTTACCTTACTATCATCAACTGTAGATTCAGAATCTTTTTTTGATGATGGCTCTAGATCGTCAAAATTTAAATCATCATCATCGTTAGATGTATTCGCCGGTTCCTTTGATATATTTTCTGTTGCAGCGTCTTCTGTAACACCGTGATAATGTTCATTAAGCATTACTTGCAGTTCATCATAACTCTTAACAGGAAAGACATTTTCTAAATCAAATGTTTGATCGTAAACATCTTTAATATTATCATCTGCTACTCCTGGAATTTTTGAAGGACTTGCGAACCTCGAACTGACATATGTTGGATATCCTCCCTGCTCTTCTACTTTAACACGGAAATTACATCCATCTCCTGAAAGATCGAAAATACGCTCACCGAATTCATCTACATCTTCGCCCTCAATCGCTTCCATTACGATTTTATGTAACTGACGACCAAATCGAAGAATTTTTACCTTACCCTCGTTCTCAGGGTTATCAGGATCTTTTACTACGTATACGTTTACTAACCAATTTTCCTTACGATTCAGTGCTCTTGCTTTTTCTTTTTCTTCCTCAGAACCAGTACGAGAAAGTCTATACCGAGCTTCAGCTATAGGGTCTCGATCACCCCATGTCTGGGGGCTGATGGCGCTCTGAAATTGACCAGTCATCTCACTCACCCAACCATGTGAATAATAATGGAAAAACGTCTTACCAGGGTCCTTTACAAACGGAATTAAACGTAATGTATATGTATTACCTGGCTTTAGCCGCATAATGTTACTAGTTGTATTGTGTTGCGAGGATTTCGCCATCGCGCCCTTAATTGATTCGAACATATTCGTTGTCATTTTCTTTTTAATATTTTATTTACAGTGTTAGTTAATTTTATTCCCAATGGTTTCATTTTCTTCGAGAATGTATACCTTGATCTCAAACTACTCAAAGTATTATAAAAGCTATTACATACAAATTCAACTATATTTTTTTCTAGCTTAATATTTTTTTCTGATAAGTCGAGAGCTAATAGGCAATAATAACTAATATCTCCTTTTTTTAAGTCTAAGATAAGATCTGGATATACTCCATTTTGTATATTTAAATAGTCTCTACAGTCGGTTAGTCTATGCTCGACGCATTTATCATAAATAAACTTAAAACCGTTTCTAAGTTTAGTGAGATTAAACGTATGATCAGGAATAGTTAGTTCTATTTCTTGTGTATATTTTTTATATGTTGAAACAGCTCTAAATGTACTATAAAATTTAAGAGGTACATACTTCTCACAATGTAATTGATACGGTGCATTAAAAAATATAGTTGGGTCTATTTTTTTATTTTTTAAGGTTTGTGATATTTTCTTAAGTAAGACATATTTTTCGTCGTCTAAATTCTTAAAATCTTTTCTAGGCGTGAATCCTTTTTTATTTCTAGAAGTCTTAAGGTATGTATTATATATTGTTTTCTCAAACATTGATAACTCATTCATAGATTTATAGAATTCTTCTTAAGATACTTAGTTATATATTTACTTTTATATAAATACGGGTCGTGCCGTAAGAATGTCTTCACTAATCCAAAATTATTATCTATTATTAATGACTCTTTAAAAAGTTTTCTATATTTTTCTTCTTTTAAGACTAATAAAAACACATTTGCAAGGTTTAATTTTCTATTTTCACACATAGAGACAAAACTACATAACATTAAAAATGTATGTACAATATCTTTTTTCTCTAAAATTGTATACGGATTATCCATTATATATTGTGTTTCGATTTAATGGTTCAAATCGCTTACTTAAAGCCAGCACAGTATCATTTAATATACCACCGGCAGCATATTCATGGCCGCCTCCATCACATATTTTTTTTGCAAATTTGCTTAAATTAAAATCAATATCTTTATTTCTACGTAAATATACTCTATTATTTTTTAAATTAATCATCATACACACATCACACTCATAACTATCGACTATATATTGTCCTAAATCATTAATATATTCGCTAGCAAATGTACTAATAAAATTATATTCCTTCCCAGCGATAGAGAGCTTCGCTTTAAATAAATCCACACTTTCTCTCATTTTCTTAAATTTATAAAAATGATAGCTAATAATTTTATTTTGTTCAGTAGTAAAGCCAAAAAACCCATTTTCAAAATCATTAATAAAATTTTGTAATTTATCTCCGTTTTTATACCAGAGATAGAAATTTAATCTATTACTTTCAGGGTATTTTAATTCATAACAATCATAATCATTTGCAAGCGCTATTAATTTTTTCTGTTCTTTAGTTAAGTTAATTTTAGGATAAATGTGACGAAATGTTTGATAAATGAACTTACTACATGATTGTTGATTTATATCAATAAATGTTTTCGCAAAATCATACTCATTAATATGAGATTTATGATGATCAAAAATAACTACATTTGGCTTATCTATCAAATCTTTAATTTCAGTTGTATCTAGATCAAAGAAATATACTCTTTTATAATTTTCAATTTTATTATGATTTAACCATCCTAATAATTTTTCTCTTATATTAGAAACTTTTAATGTTATAGCTTTTGGTTTAGATTGTTTAAACCAAGTATAAATTAAATAGCTGCAGCAACCGTCGAGATCTAAGTCGGTAAAAATTATTTCATCTTTAGCCATTGTATGTATTTACATTACTCTTCCGAATTGTACAGCGTCTGTTTCCGCAGCATTAACATCTTCGTTAATGTTTAAATCGTTATTTTCCATAAGAGTAAGAGTATTGTAATCTATAGAAACTCGAGTACTCCCTGTATTAGAGCCAAATCTATTTTTAATAATGCCCATATGAAGAGCGTCGTCTTCTTCATCTTCTTCTGTTCTCCAAATACTTACTATAACATCTGCAGTTGCACCTAATCCGTAGCTTTCTCCAATAGCTTCTAACCCCGGACCATTAGCAGTGTTTCCATACCCTGTTCTATTTACTTGTGTAGCGGATATAATCGGACATTCAAATGTATACGACATTGCTCTTACTTGTTCAGAAATACTTTTAACACGCTCATAAGAATTATTACCGTATGTACTCGCTAAAAGATTTAAATAATCGAGTACTATAATATCAGGTTTAAACTTCTTATTAATTAATTTTTTAATAAAACCTTCAAGTTGGATGGGTGTGATCGAGCTTGGAGCAAATTCTTTAATTATTATATTTGCTCTAGGGTGCGTCATCTTAAAATTATCTACCTTTTCTCTCAGCGTGCCTATATGTTCATCTAAATGGTTTATAGGAAGCCCGGTAAGTCTAGATGTAATTCTCTTACAGTATATCATTTCTGACATTTCAAGAGAAACAACTAAAACATTTTTATCTTCTGCAGCGGCGTTACTTGCTATATTACTTAGAAATATAGATTTACCTACATTAGTAGGGCCTGCAAAGACATACATACTACGACCTTGCTCTAAGAAACCTCCCCCGAGTCTTGTATCAAGCCAATCCCATCCGGTTTTGATCTTTTCCTCACGCGTTGTTAGATCAGTAATATGTTGTTCTACGTCTTTAAAGTAATTATGACCTACGTTTGTTGTAATAGAAATATTACATGCTTTTGAGAATTTGTCATATATACTTTTTACATCTCTTTCTTTATTATCAACAATTTCTAGGAATGTATTAAATACAGCTTGCTCTTGTAAGAATTTCTCCGTATAAGAAAGTAGTATGTCATTAGATAGTTCTACTTTTAAAGCATTAATAATTTTTTTACTTGATTGATAATGCTCTTTAAGCTGAGGTGTGTTTAGATATAATTCTAATTCAGTGTGCGAAGGGCGTCTATTATTTTTTCGATATAAAGCTTGTATGATTTTAACTATTTGTTGAAAATCTTTATTTTTAAAAAATCTATAATTAAGATTATCAATAATAGAATTTAGATACATTTCGTCCTCAAGACAGTTCTTAAAAACTACCTTTTCTAAATATTCTAAATCTATGTCTAAGTAATTACTTTCGTTTGTTAGCATGTTTAACGAGAGTATTATAGAAGTAATCTTCGGATTTGCTATACTCTTCTGTGTGGTTGAGCAAACCAGGTGATTCGTGAATAACGTGAATAGGGGCAGTAGTTAAGCGCAAACCGGCTAAATGACAATCAAGACAAAACTTTAAATCATAATGATGAAATCCTTTAATATTTTTATCAAATTTTATTTTTTTCTTTGCGATTGATTTAGTTCGTACTGCTAAAAATACTCCGTCTAACAGTATTACTTGTTTCGGTGTTTGACCGAATATAGTTGGTGCATAATCTGTATTGTTATGATAGTGAGATACTATTCCAGATAGCGATTCTGGTTTGCATAACAAATGCCATAGACAAGGTTTTTTAATCCGTAAATTACTGCCGCCTGCTAATCCGACTATATCAAATCCTTGTTTAAACAAATTACGGATTTCTACTAAAAAACTTATACTATCAATAAATACATCGTCATGTACAAATAGAATGCAATCATATTTTTTGAAATTTTCTGGTGTTAAATAATTGTTATAAACAGCACATAATCCGCTAGTATTTTTATATGTAGGCTGAAGATCAAAAGTAGTTATAGTGTTTTCATCATGATGATGTAAACTCTTAGATAATCTAGAATTTATAAAGTCAGCTTGTGTAGCTTGTGTAGCAACAGCTATTAAAGTTTTCATACAAAAAATGGAGAATTTAATTCAAATTTTTGTGTTTCTAAAAATATATTTTTACTAAAATTAAATTCATATATCATCCCTTCTTTTACTGATTCCCATCCGGATAATTGCACTGAACTAAAAGATTTGTTGTCGGTAAATAGTGTTGATCCAGATCTAAAAATTTGTAATCTACCCATGTTTGGCTCATACATCCAACATCCAAATGTACCTTCAAGTTCTGATAATGCGTTTTTAATACCAGACATATATATTAATGGTAATATTATGCTACTATCAACCTTATTTGTTTTACCTCTAAGTTCATATTTTTCTTGTAATATATTAAAATTTTGTAATACTCCGTTGTGTGCTAAATATGTATTTTTATACGTAAATGGGTGACAGGTATCAGTGTTGAATGTTCTAACCTCTGATGTAGGAGATTGTACATGACCTAGATAATATATACAAAACGGGTTCTCTTCTATATGCTTATCAAAATCTTGTTCATACTTTGTGGCGACATGGAGATCGTTTTTCATCCCTGCAGGGAATAGCATTGTTACACTGCGTACAAAGTTTCCTCGTTCAGAGTTCTTTTTATATAACTCTCTAAATGTTTTAATATCATTTGATCCAAAAATTCCACACATATCACTTTAATGGTTTTATTACGTACCAAGTACTTGGCCACCTTACTGGTCGTGGGCATCCACGACCTCGCGGTCCACGATCTTGTTTAGAGATAGGAGGTAATGATGACTCATTGTGTAATTGTAATTTATATGTATTAATAAATTCATCAACCGCCTGTTTAACACCTGTATGTATCTTTCCTGTATGTCCGCGCTCGCGCCATACTTGCTCGTCGTGACAATAATCGTCTCCGCAGAATAAACCACCAGGTTTTACTTTAGGATACCATATAGATATATCTTCTTTTATGGCTTTATAATTATGTCCCGCATCTATATAACAAAAATCTAAACTATTATCATCAAATTCTTTTACTGCGACATTAGAGTGTTGTCTTTTTATAATAGATCTATTATCATATTTATTAAGCGTTTTAATTGCTGTTTCATAATCGGTATCGTGTCGCCATTTATCTATACTATATAATACACCCGGCCAATTTTCAAGTATATATGCAGAAAACCCACCATACTTGACTCCGACCTCGGCACCGATTTTTGTTAAGTTATTTTTAACTAAAAATAAAGGTAAATCTAATCGCCATGTTATGTCTTGTAATTTCATCTATTTTAATTGTATGAACTCCGAATTACTCAGGCAACTTAAATCTTTACAACCAGCGTATGAAATAGAACTCTTAAGAGCTTTTTCAATTTCTCTTAATCTAATATTATATTCCGGTGCTAAGTCTATTTCTATTTGCTTACCTTCAACAAAATTTAATTTATTTCTTTTTTGAGTATATGATGTACTACCGTAATATTGTTTATGTCCGTTAATATGTTTTGCAGGAGAGTCAATACAACCTGCAAAAAAAGATCCAGCCATTACGCAATCTGCTCCAGCAACTAGAGCCTTTGCAACATCTCCAAATTCTTTACACCCTCCATCGGCCATTATTTTAGCTTTTGTTTTGTGAGAGCTAATTTTTAATAATGTTGAAAACATAGGCGTCCCAAAACCGGTCTTATACCGAGTGGTACATATAACTCCTGATCCAATTCCTACTTTAATAACATCAGCACCAGCGTCCTCTAAGAATTGAAACCCATCATAAGTTCCGACGTTACCAGCAATAACTA